TGAAGACAAATGGCACAGCAATGCCAGCAGATCGCATTCGCACACTTTTAGATTCTTGGAGCAGAGCGCGCAAAGAGCGAGCCACTGCATTCTTAAACGCCGATGTAGTATTGGAGAAATTAGGCTTTAACCCATCTGAAATGCAGATGAATGAAGCCAGACAATACATAGCCCTAGAGCTTTGCAGAGCAATAGGCATTCCAGCATGGTTCGCGTCTTCTGATCCGATGTCAAACACTTATAGCAACGCAATCAATCAGAGGCGCGACCTAATTGATTACAGCCTAAAGCCAGTTATGACAATTATTGAGCAAAGATTAAGCATGAGCGACTTCTTACCAGCTGGACAATATGCGCGCTTCAACTTTGGCGAATTCTTGCGTGGCAATCCACTAGAGCGCGCGCAGGTTTATCAAATTCTTGCAGGCATTGGCGCAATTACACCTGAAGAAATCCGAAGAGAAGAGGACATGATCCGATGAAGATACAAGTGCCGCTAAAGATTACGGCAGCCGACACAAATGCTCGCACAATATCTGGGCGCATTGTGACATTTGATGAAGTCGCAGTGACTAGCGCAGGTCGCACTATATTCAAGGCTGGCTCTATTCCAATTAAATCAGTCAAGCTTAATTTAGAGCATGACCGCACTAGACCTATTGGCATGACTTTATCAATGGACGAAGTTGAAGAAGACGGCAAATATGTGGGCATAGATGCGACATTTAAGATTGCAAATACCACAGCAGGCACAGATGCACTTGAAGAAGCAATGTCTGGCTTGCGTGATGGCTTCTCAGTAGGCGTTGCAGTTGATGATTATGAGACAGTAGATGGCGCAATGGTAATTAGTAAGAGTGAGCTAGTTGAAGTTAGCTTAGTCACCGAGCCAGCAGTGCGATCAGCGCGTGTCACAGATGTTGCAGCTAGTGATGAAGAAGACAAAAAAGATTCTGAAGCCAAAGAGGTTTCAGATGTATCAACCCCGACCGAAGGAGAACAAGTGGAAGACACTACCGTTCAAAACGCTCCTGCCGTTGAAGAAACGGTGGAAGCTTCTTTGCAGGTGCAAGCAAATGCTCGCCCTGCGTTCTACACAAAGCCACGCATTGAGGTCACACCAGCGAAATATCTGGAGAACTCAATTCGCGCAACACTTGGCGATGACAATGCGCGCCAATACATCACGGCAGCAGATAACACCACCGACAACGCTGGTCTTATTCCTACACGCCAATTGACCGAGGTTATCAACGGTCTTTCAACATTAGTGCGCCCATCAATTGATGCAATCTCTCGCGGTGTCTTGCCAGATGCAGGCATGAGCTTTGAGATTCCAAAGATTACAGTTGCGCCAACTGTTGCAATTACAGCCGAAGAAGCTGCACCATCTGAGACAGATCAGAATTCTGCATTTGTCACTGTCAATGTTCAAAAATATGCTGGACAACAGACATTCAGTTTAGAGCTTCTTGACAGATCGTCACCATTATTCTTTGAAGAATTAATCAAGAACATGGCTGCTGCATACGCTAAAGCAACAGATGCAAAGGTAAATCTTGCAGTGTATCAAGGTGCAACTGGCGATGCGACTACTACCGTCACATATCCAACTGCTGCTGAACTTCTTGGCATTGTCGCTCGCGGCGCTGCTTCGGTTTATGCAAACACACAAAGATTTGCAAAGTCAATGATTGTCAATACTGCACAGTGGGCAAATATCATGACACTTAATGACAGTGGTCGCCCAATTTACAACGCATCACAGCCACAGAATGCTGGCGGCGTAGTTCGCCCAGATTCAATCCGCGGCAATGTTGCAGGTCTTGATCTATATGTCACAGCCAATACAGCGCAAGGCACTGACACAGATGGTTCAATTCTTATCGTTGATCCTGAAGCCTATACTTGGTATGAATCTCCAAGTGTCAAGTTGCAGACAAACTTAATCAGCAGTGGTCAAATCCAGTGCATGTATTACGGTTATGGCGCAATCGCAACAAAAATTGCAGCAGGATCGTTCCACAATAACAAGGCTTAATAGCCACCTAGTCATGGGCTGATTCGCTCCTGAGTCAGCCCAGCAGAATCGAAAGGATCAGAGCTAATGCCAGCCATTATCACAGCTACACAGTTGCGCAATGTGCTAGGCGTTAGCTCTGCTCTTTATAACGATGCTTATTTAGAGCAAGTGATTGACAGCGCGGAAGACATAATCTTGCCGATGCTGGTGCAGAATAGTTCAAAGGTCGCTTATGTAAGCTTGAGCAATAATGTCGCTTATTACTTTACAGTGCGCCCACACGGCTTTACCACAGGTCAAAGTTTAGTCATTTCAGGATTGCCAGCGATATTTAACGGCACAAAGACCGTCACAAATGATTATAGGTTTATAGGCGATTATTCGCCGCAGTATGGTTATCCATATCCATTCTTACCAGCAGGCTTTAACAGCACTTATGTTGGTCAAGTGTTCTCAGCCGCCGTCACGAATGCAGATGTGGAGCTTCAGCCCAGCATTCCTCAAGGCACAGCATTCTTATCAGGCTACAACGCAGCGAGTTTATACGCTAACACGCCAGCCGTTGAGTCTGCTGTCTATGTAGTCAGCACAGAGATATTTCAATCCCGACTCTCGATAGGCGGTCAGCTTGAGGGCGTTGATTTCACACCCACGCCATTCCGTCTCGGCAGATCGTTGCTATCGAGAGTCCAAGCTTTGCTCGCGCCGTATGTTGATGTCGAAACGATGTGTCAATAATGCCAGCCAATTCGATTCAAGTAGATGTGCGCGATGCGCTTAAGACTGCATTTACTAACCTAGCTGCATCGACTTACAATAGTGTGCCAGAGTCAGTCATTAGCCCTGCGATTGTCTTAGTTCCGGGATCGCCATACTTTGAGCCACAATTACTTGGCAAAGCTAATGTCAAAATCAAAATTAATATTGTGGCAACAGCCATCGTCTCATATAACAGCAACCCAGCTTCTCTCGACAATATCGAGAAGCTAATTATCAGCATTCTGGCGGCTTTGCCTGCTGGATACATCGTGGGCGTGGTAGAGCGCCCACTGGTGACATTAATCGGGGCAGCTCAATACTTGACTGCCGACATCAATATATCTACCTATTACACACAAACATAAGGAGCAACAATGGCAACGACCGTCATCACGGGGCGCGATCTAGTCTTGACGATCGCTACCAAGAACTATGATGAGCAAGCTTTATCAGCAACGCTCAGCAATGATCCAACGATTGAGACTTATCAGACTCTTTATCAGAAAGCTTACAAACACATTGACGATCAATGGGGCTTCGAGATGGAGATGCTTGCAGACTGGGGCGCAGCAGATTCGCTATGTGAGGCACTTTGGACAGCAGCAGAGACCGCACCTAATACCACTTTGGCAGTGTCATTGACAGCTGTGACAGGTGCAGTCTTCACATTCAATGCAATGCCAGCATTCCCAAGCGTAGGCGGCACATCACCAGATGCACAGACCGTCTCATTCTCGTTCGTAGTAGTTGGCACACCTTCAGAGTCATTCACCTAAGATTAGGAGATCAGGAGCATGAAACTAGGACTTACAATCACATATAGCTCAGGCGATACAGTGACGGCAACGGTGCTGCCGCCTGAGTGGGTTAAGTGGGAGATAAAGACAGGGCGCAAGATTACAGACATCAAGGGTGACGACTTGCTGGGAATGTCTGACCTTGCGTTCTTGGCTTATGCAGCTCTTAAGCGAGAAGCTGCTGGCTCACCGTTAAAACCTTATGAAGCTTGGCTAGAGACAGTCGCAGAGATTGATCCTAATGAGCTAAGCCCAAAAGCTACGCCAGTGGCTCAGTCGGACGGCTAGTAGTCGAACTAGCAATCGCCACTGGCATACCGATGCGCGAATGGGTATCGGCTGAAGACATCTTGACGGCTGTGGAGATATTGGAGAAGCGCAATGGCAAGTGATCCGATTAGCTATGACAAGCGCGAGCTTGGCGCAATTAAGCGCGCTTTCAAAGCTATGGACGAACAGGCACTTGCTCAAGCTAAAGAGAAATCCAGCGCTTTGGCTGATTTCTTGCGCGGCAAGATTATCTCTGCATCGGCTGGTAGAACGCAATCTGGCACAGCTGCTAGGCGTATTGCTGAAGGTTCTAAAGTAAGCAAATCGTCAAAGCTTGGCGAATTGTCATTTGGCTACGCATCACAGCGATTCTCAGGCGGTGCAACTACTCAACAGCTATGGGGCGGTATGGAATTCGGCTCAAAGAATTTTAAGCAATTCCCTAGTTGGAATCCTCAAGGCTATTTTATTTATCCCACGCTTAGGGCAAATCAGAATGAATTAGTGAGACAATGGGAAGAATCATTTAAAGAGATAGTTAAGAGGTTCGATTAATGGCTGGCTCAAGAACACTAAAGCTCTCGATTCTTGCCGATGTCGATAATCTTCGCAAAAATTTAGGTGAAGGCAGCAAAGATGTTGAAAGCTTTGGCGACAAGCTTGGAGACTTTGGCAAAAAGGCAGGAGCAGCATTTGCGGTTGCAGCGGCAGCAGCTGCTGCCTACGCAGGCAAGTTATTAATTGATGGTGTTAAGTCTGCAATTGAAGATGAAGCTGCTCAAGCTAAATTAGCTGGAACTTTGGAGCGCGTTGCAGGGGCTTCAAATAAAACTGTTCAAGCTGTTGAGAAATACATAACAAAGACCTCACTTGCAGTGGGCGTGACCGATGACAAATTGCGCCCTGCCTTTGATCGTCTAGTTAGATCAACAGGCGATGTCGATAAGGCGCAATCAGGATTAAATTTAGCGCTAAACATTAGCGCAGCAACAGGCAAATCCTTAGAGACAGTCACGGCGGCAATTGGTAAAGCTTTAGATGGCAATGTGACATCGCTGGGCAAAGTAGCAGGTGGCTTTGAGGCTTCAGAATTAAAAGGCAAATCATTCTCTGATTTGTTGCCGATATTAACCGAGCGCTTTGGCGGTGCAGCTCAAGAGCAAGCTGAAACCTTTGCTGGCAAGATGGATCGCTTAAAAATTGCTTTTGGAGAGGCACAAGAAACCGCTGGCTCATTTATTCTTGACGGCATTACGCCAATCATCACAGCCTTTGTCGAAAAGGGCATACCAGCAATCCAAGCATTTGCTGAAGAAATCGGGCCGAAATTAAAACCAATTATTGATGGCATTATAAATTTAGTAAGAGATGTTTTATTGCCAGCGTTCAAGGTGTGGTGGCGTTATATTACTGAAATCATTATTCCAGCAATTTCAGCAGTGCTAACGCCAGCATTTGAAGGCATTAAAAAAGCATTTGACACAATTAAAAAAGCAATAGATGACAATAAAGAAGGTTTTGAGAAATTAAAGCCAGTTCTAAAAGCCGTTGCAGAATTTATTAGAGATAAAGTTGCTCCAATACTTGGCGGCGTATTTAAGCTCGCACTTCAAAACATTGGCACAGTTGTCGGCATTTTAGTTTCAGGCTTTGGCAAGCTTGCAGGATTCATTGGCGATGCTTACGAACAATTACGAAACTTTATAAATCTAATTAAAAATAATCCAGTAGTGTCGGGAATTAGCAAAGTGGTTAGCGGTCTATTTGGCGGTGGCAAAGCAGCAGGTGGGCCAGTCAAGGCAGGCACTTCTTATGTGGTAGGCGAGCGCGGCGCTGAGATGTTCGTGCCAAAGACCGATGGCGTGATAATTCCGAATAACAAAATGGGCGGCGGTGGCGTAGTCAATAACTTCAACATCAATGTCTCTGGCGCTTTAGATCAGGAAGGTGTCGCGCGGCAGATAGTTGATATTCTAAATAACAGCTTTTATCGAGGCACGGTTGGAGCTGGTGGGCTGGTCACTACATGACCGCATATACACCTGAATGGAAGGTGTTGATTAACAGCGTTGAGTTTCAGAATATAACGCTGGCAAATCTCACAATCACATCGGGGCGCACAAATATCTATGAGCAGGCAGTCGCAGGCTATTGCAATCTAAGCCTGATAAAGCTCGACAATACGGTGACGACCCTTGACATTAATGACGGCGTGACGGTCGAGCTGCGCGACACTTCAGGCGTTTATGTGCCTATCTTTGGCGGCTCTATTGCTGAGTATTCGACAGAATTGACATCTGTCGGCACGGTGACATCGGTTGAGACGATTAACATTCTGGCACTCGGCGCGCTCTCTAGGCTGCCACGATCTCTGACAAATGGTGTCTTAAGCAAAGACTTTGACGGTGATCAGATTTTTAGTATTCTGGAGCAAATCTTCTTCGGTCGCTGGAATGCCGTGCCTGCTGCTTTAACTTGGGCAAATTATGATCCTACTGAACAATGGCAAGATGCCTTTAATACAGGGCTGGGCGAAATAGACAGACCAGGAGATTATGAGCTGACTGCCAGATCATCAAGTGTCACCGATGTTTATTCTTTGGTAGCAGGTTTAGCAACTTCGGGTCTTGGCTATATTTACGAAGATGCAGCAGGGCGCATTGGCTACGCTGACAGCACACATCGCAGCACATATTTAGCCACGAATGGCTATATTGATTTGGCGGCTAATACCAA